ATGTTTAATTTTAATGTTGCTTTTAAAATTCCTACAAGTAAAACAAGTATATCAGAGTTACAATTTAAGGTAATTCCATCTAATGGTTATGATAGGAGTAATTCTCTTGAACCTGATTTTGAACTTTTGGAAGGTTCTATTATTGATGGTTATGCTATGGGTACTATGAAGTTTGGACTTCCTCTTCCTGTTGGTAAAAATACTATTTCTTTTAGCCTTGAGGATACATATACTGCTACTCGTTCCGTTGAACGTCTTACAGGCTTTGTAGATACTGACAGTGATGGTGTTGATGATAGGACCGGACTTCCTACTTCTTGGGGTGATGGTTCTCCTACTTTGGATACTGATACAACATGGAACACTATGGTTTCTGCTCTTAAGAACACTGGTGGATTGTTTGAGGGTATTGGTTCTTTGTTTGGTAGTATATTTTCTTGGTTGCCTGTTGAAATGAAATCTATATTGCTTTTAGCTACTACTATAATATTTGTTGTAATAATTAAACGAACTGTTCTTTAAGGGGGTTTATTATGTTAGATATATTAAAGTCTTTGTTTACTGGTATATTTACCCTCATGAATTTTGAATTAACTTTTGATAATCTTAAATTTAGAATATGGTATTTTTGGGCATTTGGTTTAATAGTTGGACTTGCCTTCCGTTTTCTTGGAGGTGGAAAAAATGAGTAATTTTGGTCAACTTCTACAAAATATAATTGGTGTTTATACTCCAAAACAAGATTCTTATGGTTTTTATGTAGCTGGATTTGCCGGACTTGATTGGGGATATATAACTAGATTTGTTGTTTTTTTACTAGCTTTGTATATGTTTTTTAAAGTTCTTATTTCTTTAGTAAGTGGTTTAAGGAGGTAAATTATGGGAGAATTAATAGTACAACTTATGCAAGATATACTTTCTTTCTGTATGTTGCCACCCTTAAATTATGTAATTGCTTTACTTATCCTGTATGGGATTGTAAATATTTTCAATAAATTAAAAGGAGGAATATAAAATGGCTGAAGTAATAACAAGTGTTGGTTCTGTTGTAACTGCTGTAATTGGTTGGGGAGGTTCTTTATTGTCCTTTATAGTTGCTCAACCCCTTCTTATGATACCTACTACTTTGGGTTTAATTGGTGGTACTATAGGTGTTATAAAAAGAGTAAAATAAGTAAAATGCCCCGCTAACCTAGTGCGGGGCTATTACTTTTGGAGGTGTTTTAAATGCGTAAAATTAAATATGAACTTACTTTGATTATGGGTAAGCCTGGTTCTGGTAAGTCTACTTATATTGCTAAATTAGTTAAAAATTCTCTTCGTGATGGTCGTATTGTTTATGCTAGTTCTCATGTTTTAGGTGCTAATTATTTTGACCCTCATTTTCTTGGTAAATATATGCTTTATGATGTTGATATTATTATTGATGAAGCTCAACTTGTTTGGGATAATCGTAATTTTAAAACTTTTTCCGATAATATGAAATTTTTTATATCTAATTTTAGACATATGAAATGTAGAGTTTTTATTGTATCTCAATCTTATGAGGATTTAGACGTTAAGATACGTAGACAAGCACATCACATATATATAATGCAACCTAGTATTTTACCTTTTTTTATTATGCGTCAGAAGGTTCGTATTAAGTTTGGTATTAATGAGGATGGTACAGATATAATTACTATGTATAAATCTAGTATTTTTAGTTATCGTTTTAATTTTGCTCCACCTTTATATAAATTTTTTAATAGTTATGATTGCCCCGAACTTCCTAGTATTCCTATATTTAAACTTTGGGGTTCTGTTCCAGTTTCTTCTAATCCCTTAATTCAGTTAAAGGTAAAAATTGTAAGCTTATTCAATACTAAAATTGATTTTAAATCTTTATTATTGAAAAAATAAATATCTATTTAAATGCGTTTTAAAGGCTCATATTTGAGCTTTTTTTTTCAAGGTGTAATATGTCCTTTGAAAATAAACTTTCTCTATTGTTTTATAAATGCTATTAAAATTGATTGTTTTGGGAAATACTCGGGAAATAATTTACTAAAATATGGGTTCGTTTTGCAAGTTTTTTATTGTCAACTTTCATTTGTTGCAAGTTTACAATTTAAAACTTGCAATTTTTATTTATATACCCCTATATGGTATATAAATTTATCAATTGATAATTGTTATCGAACAAGTGTACTGGTGTAATTTTAGCAGTACATTTGTTCGGTTTTCTGTTGGGGTATGGGGTTTCCCCATATAGTGCCACCTGTAAATTAATTCATTTGGTAAGATTTTACAAAGTTGGCACGTTACAAAGGTTGCCTTGGTTATTTGGATTGTTTGCTAATGTTGATAGAATTGTTTTAGAACTACTGTTCCTTTCTAATAACTAAGGGGGGTTGGGGTTCTCCCCATGTGCTCGACCAATTTATTTTCTTATTATGTATTGTTCTATTTATAGTATTGTTTTTTGTCGTCGACGCTTTGCGTATTTTTATGTTTTCAAAAGTGGGTAAAGTATAGTATTACCTTTACCCACTTTTGTCGCTTGTCGCTTTTCTTTTTAAAACCTTATTTTGCAACACTTCTTTAATGTCGCAAGAAGTGTCGCAGTATTCGTCGCAGTTTAACTTTTGTCGCAAAATAGTTGTTGACAACTGCTTCTCATAGTTATAAAATAATAATTGAAATATAAAAGGAGGTTTAAGTAAATGTTAAAAAGTAAAATATTTTATGAAGGTCCTAATCTTGGTATATTGAATTTTGAATATAATGGTATTAAACTTAAAATTTATGATTCTAAAACTAATGAATTAGTTTTTGATGGTAGAACTATTCGTGAATATGATACACATGAATTTATGTGTATTATGTATCATTGTGAAGAATATTATCATGTGCATAAAAATTTTAAGGGGTTGAAATATAATGGAAAAAAATACTCAATCTAGGAAATGGCAAGTTACTATAAATAACCCCTTGGAAAAGGGGTTTACACATGATTTAATTAAGTCTAAATTACATGAATTTAAATCTTTGAATTATTGGTGTTTGTCCGATGAGGTTGGCGAAAATGGTACTTATCATACTCATATATATGTTGCTTTTAACTCTGCTGTTCGTTTTTCTACTATTCAAAAATCTTTTGATGGGGGTCATTTCGAAATGGCTAGAGGTACTAGTCAGCAAAACATGGAATATGTTTTTAAGCAAGGTAAATGGGAAAATGACAAAAAAAAGGAAACTAATCTTATTGATACTCATGAGGAATTTGGAGATTTACCTGTGGAAAGACAAGGACAACGCAATGATTTACATGACTTATATGATATGATTAAACAGGGTATGTCGAATTTTGAGATATTGGAAACTTGTCCCGAACATATGATGCAAATAGATTACATTGAAAAGGTTCGTCAAATACAAAAAATGGAACAATTTAAAAATACTTTTAGAGAAATGGATATAACTTACATTACTGGTAGGACTGGTACTGGTAAAACTCGTGGAGTTATGGAAGAATATGGTTATGAGAATTGTTTTAGGATAACAGACTACAAACATCCTTTTGATAATTATAAAGGTCAAGATGTCTTGATATTTGAAGAGTTTAGGAATTCTTTACCAGTTCAAGAAATGTTAAATTTATTGGATGGTTATCCTCTCGAACTTCCTTGCCGATATGCCAATAAAATAGCTTGTTTTACTAAAGTATATATTATATCTAATTGGGATTTATGTCAGCAATACGAACCTGTTCAAGATGTATATAAGGAGACTTGGAATGCATTTTTAAGAAGAATAAGTAAGATAAAACTATATCATTCTAATACAGATATACAAGAATATAATTTACAAGAATTGGAAGGTTCTATTCCTGTTTTAAAAAATAAATTAATTTTAAAAAAAGTTGTTGACAAAAATAATTTATTTTGA